GTTCCACGCTCGAAGGTTAACTTCACGCACCTTGGCGAGAAGATCCTTGAAGAACGAAATTGGGAAAGGCGGGTCGGTAAACCCGATCTCGCTAGCTGGTCTCCATGGCACCATGCTTTGAACGATATCACAGCCCAGACGTACAATATCAAGGCAAGTACGCTTGCTCATTGCGTTGAAGCTCTCGTGGCAGACATTACAACTGGTTTGCCAGCTGATTCCTTGCGGGACTTGCAGAAAGTAGATCGCGTCAATGCCATCAATGGTGTGCCTGGTGTGGCTCACCTTGATAAGATGAACTTCTCAACCTCGATGGGAGAACCATGGTGCACAACCAAGAAGAAGTATCTTGTTCCAGCGCCTACTGATTCTATCCCTCTGGCTCAGGTTTTTACGCCAGATGTTATGGAGCGTATCCAGAACATTGAGGATGATTACAAGAATGGGATTCGTGCTTGTCCTGTTTACTCTGGACAGAAGAAAGATGAAGCTCGTCCTTTCAAGAAACTGGTGGATGGCAAGGTCCGTATTTTTACTGGATCTCCTGTTGACCACTCAGTGGTTGTTCGACAATATCTGCACACGTTCACAAAAGTGATGACTGAGAATAAGGTGCTTTTTGAGTGCGCAATCGGATGCTCAGCTCAATCCCTTGAGTGGGAACAATTGCACGAGTACTTGGTTCAACACGGTTTTGGCCGAATGATTGCCGGCGATTATGGCAAGTTTGACAAGAAGATGACGTCGGACATCATTCTAGCAGTTTTTGATGTGATCATCGCCGTCTTGCGGTTTGCAGGTTGGTCTGAAGAAGAGTTGTTGCCTATCTATGGCATTGCAGAGGATACGGCCTTCCCTTTCGTTAATTTGGGAGGTGACCTCGTCATGACCTACGGAATGAACCCATCAGGTCATCCTCTTACAGTGATTGTGAACTCAATTGCCAATTCACTCTACATGCGCTATGCGTATTGCGAGTTGGGGATGTGTGAAGCTTGGGACTTCAAGACCTTTGTCAGTTTACTCACGTACGGGGATGACAACGCTGCTGGAGTCAGTGAAGAACGTCCGTGGTTTAATCACACAGCAATTTCCGGTGCTCTTGCTCACATTGGAGTAGAGTACACGATGGCTCAGAAGGACGCTGAGTCGGTCCCTTACATTCGTATGGACCAAATTTCCTTCCTGAAGCGCCTTTGGCGTTTTGATGCCGATGTGGGTGCTTTGTTGTGCCCGCTCGAAGAAGCTTCTATTGAAAAGATGCTTACGGTGTGTGGTGAAGGGAAGACTCTTTCCCCCGAGCAACACCAGATTGAAGTGATGAACTCTGCGGCAGGAGAGTGGTTTTTCTACGGGAAGGAACGCTTCGAGAGAGAAAGAAGGTGGATGGTAGACATTGCTACCCGCCACGGTTTAGAACCTGAGATGGCGATTTCGCCGTTCCCGACTTGGGATGATCTCTTTGTGAGGTTCTGGAAGTCTTCAGTGGGAGTTCCCACGAAGCGATTGGGTGAAAACTACGTACACCCGTGCCTAGCAGCCGAACGTATGTAGTCTTTTCGAGATGATCTGTGTAAACAAATGTGACGTTTATTATATGTTGTCAAGTGTGCATTTCGTCAAGTAAATCCACCGTCCTCGTGCGGTTCGCCTATTTAGGAGTGAGAGTTCAGGGTGCTCTATAAATGTCAAAACTTCTGTGGGCTTGAGTCAGCCTGCAGTCGTAACAAAGACTTGCTAAAACTACAAACAATGAGGTTATGTCCACCCAAAAAGACAAACAAGCCGGATCTTGCTTCGCACTATGGCGATTGCAATCCGAAGACGTGGCCATCACTGATAGCCACCAGACCACTGAATTTGAAGACCAAGTTCAAGCCCCTCTGGTCAAACCGATTACTACCGTTCACGATATCGATTGGGATGATCCCACTTCAAGCTCTGATCTTCAATCCTTCTTGAAGCGTCCAGTCCGTATTTATACAGGATCATGGTCTACTTCGAGTGGAGCGGGTGACGAATTTACATTGTACCCTTGGCAGTTGTTTCTCAACACACTTGCCATCAAGAATAAGCTGCAGAACTACACGTATTTGCGTGGTAACCTCCATGTGAAAGTCATGATGAATGCTTCTCCATTTTATTATGGAGCTATGCTAGTCAATTACACGCCAATGGAGTCTTTTCATCAGCGGACACTTGAACGGACAAACAATTTGTACTTCATCCCCGAATCCCAGAAGCCTGGAGTGTTCATTTACCCACAGGAGAATGTTGGTGCAGAACTTTCTCTGCCCTTCTACTACCATAAGAATTTCTTAGATATTTCTAGCAACTCTGATGTGCAGAATTTTGGCACTTTGAAAGGTATTCGGTATACTCCACTACGTAGTGCTAATGGTGCTTCGGGTGTGGGGGCCACTTACCAGATCTATGCCTGGATGGATGATGTGGTGCTTGCTGGGCCCACTACTAAATTGGTCCTTCAGTCGAAAGACGAGTATGGCAATGGACCTGTGTCAGGACCAGCGTCTACACTTGCTCGTTTGGCTGGATTGCTAAAATCGGTACCACTCATTGGACCCTATGCTACTGCTACAGAAGTTGGAGCTCGGGCTGTGTCAGGTATAGCTCAAATATTTGGTTTTACCAATGTCCCAGTTATTGACCCTGCTGCACCCATTATGGCTCAACCCACACCTCAGCTAGCTAGTGCTCAAATCGGACATGTGGTACAAAAGATGACCATTGATCCCAAGAATGAGCTCACAGTTGATAACGGTGCTGTAGGCTTTTCCAATGCTGATGAATTAGCAATTGAAAGTTTTTGTACTCGTCAATCGTATCTTACGAAGACTACTTGGACAACCACTTCTTTGGCGAATGCTGATTTGTTTACCACTTCAGTTAATCCTGCTATGATGGACGTTTTCACCGATGTCAAGAGTACACGTATAGCCTTTACACCAATGGGGTTGTGCTCTCGGATGTTCAGGCACTGGCGAGGGGATATTATCTTTACTTTCCGTGTTGTGTCATCCAAATATCACAAAGGTCGTTTACAAGTGGCGTTTGATCCTGCGGTTAATCCGCCCGTGCAAGCAGCCTCCGATCTTGGACCCTTAGTACAGAATGTGATCTATGACTTGGGTCAAGCACAGGAAGAATTCGAATTCCGTGTTCCCTATTCCGCTGCCACTAGTTGGCTTCGCCGGAACAATACTGTTGGGCCACGTTGGGCCACCAATGGTACATTGATTACCAGCACGTCTGAGGACAATGGTTTGTTGACACTACGAGTGCTTACACCCCTTACTGCTCCAGTTTCTACGTCAAGCGTTGATATTCTCATTTCAGTGCGCGGAGCTGAAAACATTGAGTTCTCTAACCCAGACTCTAGTAACATGCAGCTTACCTCGCAGTGGAATGTTCAATCCCAAGATGAGCGCATGCCAGGTGTTGAAGATTCTATCATTGCCACTGGTGGTGACACAACAGAGATTATTAGTGCTCGAAATCGTGTGTATATGGGAGAACAAGTCCGCACTTTGCGGCATCTCTTGCGCCGTTTTTCGTACATCGACTTTGTGAATTTGCTGGGTGTAGGTTCGGGATTAGTGTATGGTACTTTTACACGTTTTCCACCTTCTTTTGGACCAGAAACCCGTGGCATTCATCTAGCTGCAATTGGGGCCGGTGCTACTGCACCCTTTAACCTTACCACTGTTACACCCTATCATCTCATCACGAGTTGTTTTCTAGGGCAGCGTGGTTCAACACAATGGGTTGTTACCTCACGTAGTCTTGATTGTGCCGATGTTCGTGCTACACGTGTGGGGACTGGGATTGCAACCGTTACCCCATGGTCACTGATTTCTGGAGTGAGTAGTTCCGTTGCACAATGGCGTAATATCATTGACTCCTCCTCTGGATCTGCTATCATGAATTCCAATAACAGTAACGGGCTAGTAATCAGTGTTCCTGACATGAGCGGTTACAAGTTTCATAGTACTGCTCCAGGTATGGGTACTTATGTAGCTACCGATCCTGCATCAGATATGGAGTCGATTGCACTATCCACCAATTCCACCATTGTTACTGATGGGTCGAAGGGGGGTTTCAATCGCTATTTTGCGGTTGGTACCGATTTCAATGTGGTATACTTTATGTATGTACCACTTATGTCTCGCGTTGACCAAACAATTAACTAGAGTGTTTTCCCTTAAAAACGTTTGTGTGGGAGCAAACTCCAGGAATGAAACCTGGGTGACAAGAAATAAATAAGGCTCTAGCAATTTGAGTGTGCTAGAGTCAGAATATCACTCATTCAATCAATCTCTATTGATTGTCTACAGGACTAAAAGAATGTCCTATGCATATAGGTGCCCCTAGGGGTTAGCCTTATCCGACTGAAGAGCAGCCGGCGCAGATAATTACTGCGAGAACAAAAACTAATTCACCCAGACGTGCCTGGGTGGGCGGTTTAGAAACCGCCTATGGGTCGGAAAGATATTGAATCACTTAGTGTGGGTCAGGTTTTTCCTGGCCCTCCTGCCTTGAGCAGGTTGCACTGATCTTCAATAATCGCCGTTCTCA